TAATCTTCAAATCAGTGGTGCAAAATTAACTTCACAAAGCTATAATTCTTCAATCAATTCTAGTATTGTTGCGGATTTAGGATTTAGTTTTGAATTAAACAAAATTGCAAAAGCATTAATACCTATAAAATTTAATACTAACGGCGAAACTGCAGTAGATGTCACAATAAACGGGGCGCAAATTACAGTTCCTAGAAGTACAACTAGGACGCATACGGAGGTTATCACAAATACCGAACCAGTTACAGTATCGCTTCGAAATGAAGAAAGTGATGCTTTTTACAGTGCATCTTCATGTTCCATTATTGGCGGAAATGCAAATTTTTCTTCAATTAATAATCTTACTCAAGGCAACATTGATGTGACATGGAACGGAACATCTTCAGAGATACTTGTAAATTTAAGAGCTTTTGTAGATTAAAGTTCAATCTTTATTCCTTTTTTAGCGGCTCTTTCTACAGCTTTATTAAAATTTTCTTTTTGTTGTTGTGGGTGTAGTTTCCCATTTGTTTTTTTGTTATATTCTGCGTATTGTTTTTCTTTTATTGGATCTTTTCCATACCTATCAGCCCTCTTCGCAGAAGCTTCTGCAGATTTTTCAAATAGGTCTCCGTAAGTATAATTTTTGTTATGTGCTCCTTTTACAAATGATTTACTACTGGTGTCATCTGTATTAGTATCAAAAGACACGCTAGGATTAACAAAAACGCGTCTCCAAAGCCCTTTCTCTCTTCCGTTTGAGCCGTTATATGTATGCTTGTCTTTCATCCCTTGAAGAACTTCTACAACCTCTCCAGTCTCCTCGTTTTCGTATAAATATAATGGCATAATTTTATTAAATTTTTTTAAAAAAAACCCCTCGTGTATATTTACACGAAGGGCTAGAGTGTAAGCTACGAAATTTTAATATCTACAGATTCTTTTACTTCCTTTTTGGGCATAGTAATTTCTAAGATACCATTAGTTAATTTCGAAGAAATGGAATTTACATCAACTAAACCGCCAAGAGTTATTTTTCTTAGTAGTGAATTTTTACCGTCTTCTTTAACAAAAACAGAAAGATACTCATCTGTTGATTTAATTGATACATTTTTTTTACTTACTCCAGGCATAATAACCTTCGCGAAGTAAACATCACCTTTAGACTGTACACTGTCAGTCTGAAACTTACCGTTGGTAAATTCTAGGTCGTTGAATATTGTGTCGAATAATGATTTATAATACATAGACTTTATATTTGCAAAAACCGTGCCATTATTTCACTACGCTCTCAATCCCTTTAATTAAAAGGTCTGCAGAGTGACTATATGAAAATTTATTTTTTAACTCTTCTCCAGCGATGTTAAGTTGTCCCTTTTTTGAGACAGCCGTGTCCATGGCTTGTGACACAACGTCACTATCCCAAGTATAAATATTTCCTTGATTAAATGGCGAGCCTTCTTTAAAAAATGTATTGTCGTAAACGGGCTCTTGCCCGTTAGATTCAATTAAAATTGAATTTTCTTTGCTAGCCCAATCCTTATGAGAAGTTTCATTGAGAACAATTGACCACTTACCAAGGCAGGTCGCATTAAAAGCGGGTAAGTTCCAACCCTCTGCGCCACTTAAACCAGTTAGGTCTATATCTATAGCATTTAATAATTCATTTACTTCTGAATTAGTTTTAAGATAAGGAATTATATTAATGTTTGAATAATTTTTTCCCTCAAAACAATTTTTAAGTAAGCCGTTCATTTCTTCTGGCTTTAAAAATGTATTTGTTACACAAACTGATAATTGATATTTATTATTATTTCCGTATTTTTTTAGCCATAGTTTGATAATTTTTTCTGTATGTTTTCTTTTTTCAAACTTACCCATCAAACCAAAATGAACTATTTCCTTATCTAAATATTCTTTGCCTGTTTTATAAAAATCCTCATCGAAAGCTAGGGGTACGGCTTCAGCATCTACGCCAAGTTTTTTAAATTGATTAGCTGCATAACTACTAGAAAAGAAAACCTTATCTTGTAATTTTGCTAAATTAATTTCTACTTCAGTTGGCTTGTTTAATTCATAGAAAGAATACAAAACTTGTTTGGGTGCGCATCTTTGATGAGAGCCTGTTAAATGCCAAAGTTTTAAAGAAGGCATATCCTTTTTTATCTTAGAATTTGAATCATTAGCGACATTTACTAACCAATCTAAAAATTCTTTATCGCCTTTATCATAAACGCCGACATCAAATGCATTGGCAAATGGGTAAAGATGTACGTTAACACCCTTCCGCCAGAATTGACGGAGGATGTTGTACGATACATTTCCAAAGGAAAGTCCGTTAATAGGAGCTTCTACAATAAAATCCATTAAAAAGGAATTTCTTCGTCTGACTTGCCAACAGGCTTGGTCTTTGTAGTTTCTTGTTTTCCGCCCATAAACTGAACATTATCAGCCTTAACATAAAGTTTTGACTGCTTCTTTCCATCTTTTTCCCAAGTGTCTTGGACAAGACGACCTTCGGCTAAAACTTGTCGACCCTTTGTCAAATATTGTTGACAAATATCTCCAAGCTTGCTCCACGCGTCGACATCAATATAAGAAACCTTATCTTTTTGACGGGCGTCGTTTACTGCTACAACCAGACGGGTGACATTTGTTTCACCAGCCTTGCGTGATTCTGGATCTCTGGCCAGATTACCTACTATTACTGTTTTACTGTACATAATTTTTGTATTTCGATTAAATGTTTATTGTGTATATTTATACATCCTTGTATTGATAAGTCAAGCTTTTTTGCAATTTTTTTCCAAGGTGTTAGTTTTTTATCACTGCAATACCTCATTTTAAATATGTTTCTCACCCTATGGTCTTTTATTTTACTGATAATATGAATTGCATTTCTTATTTCTTCCTCATATTCTATAGATTTGATACCAGGCTCTTCTGATACTTCTGTATCAAATACTTCTCCTATATTAATTTGCGGAAATTTTGTTTTTTTATTATAAATATTTAAACACTTCCATCTTGCTAAATTGCCTACATAGGTTCCAAATTTTGTATTTTTATCTTTATTATATTTTATAGCTGCATCATAAATACAATAATCTTTATCTTGCAACAAATCTTGCTTACTAACGCCCTCTAAAGATTCTGGAATATATCTATTAACCATATCAATATAAATGCCAGAATGCCTTTCGATTAGCTGTTTAAGGCTATCTTCATCTTTTTTGAGTTTAACTTTATTAATTAAGTATAAATCTTTTTCCATTTTTCTTTAAAAGTTGGGTCTACCATTTGCCATAAAATTTCTGCGTGACCAGCGCATTCATCCATTCTATCTGGTTCATATGATGGCCAAGTATGAGTTAAATTAGCATTTTTTTGAACTAGTGGATCATTTTTAGCCTCTGTATCATTTGGCGGTTCATTGCCCATTTTAGATATATGAATAACTGCACCGCCTTCTTTTTGAACGGTCGATACCTCATAATCAAATCTAACATCTGGTATAATCGGAAAAATCTTTTCTTTACTCTTTTTAATTTTATTAATAATCAAATCTGCCCAAATTGTTTCGCCGTGTATTCTTTTCATCGTTTCCCCATGACAAACCAATATGTCTCTAATAATTTTCTTTTCTTCGGTATTGTCTGTATATGGACTGATCCCGTAATTATCATTACATATGTCTTTTACCTGCCATTTAATTTGATCAGCAAAAGAAAGAATTTTTACTTCTACATCCATATTTTTGGAAATTATATCTGACAAGTGCTTTGCCAATGTATCCTTTCCCGATCTAGCTAATCCTCCGATTCCAATCATTTTGATAAATAATTTATTATTTTGTTTAAAGACTTTGAACTTTCGTGCATTCCCATATCTGCGAATATTTTATCTATTCTAATCAGAATATCCGAATCTTCCATTTTTTCTTCGATTTTTTTTATTCTCATACAAGGGGAGATTTGTGCGTCTTCTTTTAAATCTTTAATAACACACTCTAATGCTTTTTTAGATGCAGAATTTTCACAACTTGCTTTAACAACCGTAAACCAATCTGCTGATGTGCATAGATAAAAACTATCCTTTGAGTTTTCTAATTTAACCATGTATTTATACTATGATTAATAAAATATTAAAGTCAAGAAAAAAATACATTTATATACATTTTAAATATTCTTATATATATTTATTAAAAATATTTATAAGTATTTTATATATTTATAATATATATTACTCGTTAATTCGCTGACGCTCATTAACTCGTAATTTACTTTATTTTACATCGAATACACTAAAAGTCAAGTAAAAAAATCTTTTTTATTTAATATGCAAAAAAAGATTGACTTTTAAAGATGATGGTGTAAATTTACCTACATATGTTATTCGAGGAACAAGTATCAAGGAAGCCGAATTTATATCCATGGACGGATGAATTCGTAAACGCCATGCACAATGGCTTTTGGACAGACAAAGAATTTAATTTTCAATCAGATGTTCAAGATTTTAAAGTAAATCTCAACGATCAAGAGAGAGAGATTATAAAGAGAACTCTTTCTGCTATTGGCCAAGTTGAGGTTTCAGTTAAGAAATTTTGGGCTAACCTAGGCAACCATTTACCACATCCAGGAATTACCGATCTTGGCTATGTTATGGCTAATATTGAGGTTATTCATAATAACGCTTATGAGAGACTATTGAGCGTGCTTGAGTTAGAGGATGTTTTTGAAGAAAACTTAAAACTTCCGATTATTAGGGGGCGCATTGACTACTTAAAAAAATATCTAGAAAAATGCTACAAAGACGACAAGAAGCAGTATATCTATTCAATGATTCTATTCACTTTGTTTGTTGAGAATGTTTCGCTATTTAGCCAGTTCTACATTATTAACTGGTTCAATAGGTTTGACAATGTCCTAAAGGATACAGCACAACAAGTAGCTTATACAAGTCGCGAAGAAAATATTCATGGACTAGTTGGAACTAAAATACTAAACACTCTAAGAGGAGAATATCCAGACCTATTTAATGCAGATTTACCCTATAGATTAAAAGAGGAAGCTCAATGTGCATTTGACGCAGAAGCAAATATTATCGATTGGATACTAGGCGATTATAATAGAGAGGGTTTAAATGCTGGCATTTTAAAAGAATTTATAAAAAATAGACTTAATGAATCTTTAGAACAAATTGGCTTTGAAAAGGTTTTTGATGTTGACAAAAATAAAATAGAACTTACTATATGGTTTGACGAGGATGTATTGGGTAATTCTGCTACTGATTTTTTCTTTAAAAGACCTACCGAATACTCGAAAAAAGACAAATCATTCGACGAAGACGATTTATTTTAATTATGGATTATTTAGAAGCAATATTACAAAAACTAATTGGCCAAAAGGCTATAGAAACACAAGATTTAATGATTTACCTTAGTAACCCAGTTGGTGTTGGTGAACACTCTGACATAGGCAAAGAGGTAGAAAAGAAGGTATCTAATATAGATAAACTTAATTCAAAAATTGAGACTATTCAAGAACTACTAAAAACATTAAATCAATAAAATGAACAAAGATTTTTACTGGCTTAACAAAGATTCTAGAACTTTTCTTAAAAGAGGTTATCTAGAAGATAATGAAACTCCAGAAGAAAGAATAGCTACTATAGCAGACTCTGCTCAAAAAACATTATCTATACCTGGATTTTCTGAGAAATTCCAGAGTTACATGGCAAAAGGTTGGTTTTCTCTTTCTTCTCCAATTTGGGCTAATTACGGTAAAAAAAGAGGTCTTCCAATATCTTGTTTCGGTTCTTACGTCGAAGATACTATGGAAGAAATTTTAAAAAAAAGCACTGAGGTTGGAATAATGACCAAGGGCGGTGGAGGCACCTCTGGATATTTTGGAGCGCTTAGAGGGCGCGGTGCTAACATTTCTAGTGGCGGTAAATCAAATGGCCCAGTTCACTTTTTAGAAATTTTCGAAACGATAGCAAATGTAGTTTCACAATCAAATGTTCGTAGGGGTAGTTTTGCTGCTTACTTGCCAGTAGAACACTCAGACATTTTGGAATTCCTTCAAATTAGAGGTGATGGAAATCCCATACAAAATCTTTCTATAGGCGTAACTATAAGTGACGCTTGGATGAAAGAAATGCTTGCAGGGGACAAAGACAAGCGTAAAATATGGGGCGCAATTATCAAAAAAAGATTTGAAAGTGGATATCCATATGTTTTGTTTAAAAACGCTGTAAACAGAAATTCTCCTCAAGTTTATCGAGATAAAGGTTTGGAGATCTATGCAAGTAATTTATGTTCAGAAATAGCACTGCATTCAAATAAAAATGAATCGTTTGTATGCAATCTTTCTTCAATGAACTTATTGCATTACGACGAATGGAAAAACACAGATGCAGTAGAAACACTGACATATTTTCTAGATTCAGTAATGACCGAGTTCATCACAAAATGTAAAGATTCTCCTTATATGGAAGCGCCAATGAACTTTGCTAAAAATCAAAGAGCTTTAGGCATAGGAGTTTTAGGCTGGCATTCTTTTTTACAATCAAAGATGATGTCATTTGAGTCGATGCAAGCTAAATTTTTAAATACTGAAATTCATAAACTTATACAAGAAAAAACTCAATATGCTACAGAGCAATTGGCAGCAGTCTATGGCGAGCCTCCTTTACTAAAAGGGTATGGCAAAAGAAATGTGACTACTATGGCAATAGCGCCTACAACGTCTAGTTCTTTCATACTTGGTCAAGTCTCTCCAAGTATTGAACCACTAAATAGTAATTATTTTGTAAAAGATCTAGCTAAAGGTAAGTTTACTTACAAAAATCCTTATTTAGAATCTTTATTAGAAGAAAAAGAGCAAAATACTCCAGAAATTTGGAAGAGTATTTTAGTTAAGGGTGGGTCAGTCTTGCACTTAGATTTCTTATCTGACGAAGAAAAATCTGTCTTTAAAACTTTTGGCGAAATTAGCCAAAAAGAAGTAGTAATACAAGCCGCCCAAAGACAAAAATTTATAGACCAAGCTCAAAGCTTAAATATAATGGTTCACCCGAAATCGTCACCCAAAGATGTTAGTCAACTTATGATATTCGCTTGGGAACAGGGTGTTAAAACCCTCTATTATCAAAGGGGGACCAATCCATCACAAGAATTAGGTAGAAATTTATTGGATTGTCAATCTTGCTCGGGCTAAAAAAGTGTAAAACACTTTATGGCTGCAGGAACTCATAATATCACAATAGAAAAAAGGGCTACTTTCTCTATAACATTGACAATAAAAAACGCTGATGGGTCTGCTTTTGATTTATCAGATTATACCTTAGCATCTCAAATTAGAATAGATGCATCAAACGCTTTACAAGCGGATTTTACAAAAACTATTGCTAGTCCTGCAACTGATGGTATCGTTACGCTTTCATTATCAAAAACTCAAACTGCAGCCCTTTCTACCGCCACGAGTTCTTATGATTTGTTTGCAGATAAAAATGATGGCACCTCTGAAAAACTTTTAAAAGGTTCTGTAACTATTATTGAGAATGAAACTGCGGCATGAGTACTTCTGTAACAGTTTCTGGAAATGAACCTACTTCAATTACAATAACTCAGAGTAATGCTGCGGCTACTACTGCTAACAATCTTAGCAGTGTTTTGTCTAATACGTCTTCAGATATATCTTCACTTAAAGGCGCAACTGGTACTTTAGATACAAACATAAATACCGTTAGCGGCTTAATTACTTCAAATGATGCAGAGATTTCCGCTTTAAATACTGCGACTGGTGTTTTGCAAAGCGCAACTGGCTCTTTTGCCCAAACGGATCAGCCAGCTTCATTTTCTACTTTAGATGTTAGCGACGAATCACAATTTGATAAAAAAATTAAAATAACACCAGATAAAGGAAACGCTTTACATGCTTTTTCTAGCGGAACAAACAATGCTGCAGTTCAAATAAAATGTGAAGGTCCAGTAACAGTTGGTCATGATCTTTTTCAAAAAGCTGGTTTTACAGACGGTTTTGCAGATGGCTCTAATCATTTTCATGCGTTAATTGACATTAATAGAATTGAACAACAGCCAGAAGGTGATGTTAAAAACGTAGAAAGAGTTGAAGAAAAATACTATGCGATTCAAACCAATCATCTTCCTAACAGTAAAGCCGCATTTTGGGAGTGGCATAAAGTTGCAAGACCATTGGCCGTGTCTACAGTTAACACAAGTACTGCTACTTTAGATGTATCATTGCTTCAAAATTCAAGTAATAGAAGTGCAGACAGTCAAGCTTTCTTTTCTTTAAATACCACGCCACTTGGCAAATCTGAAGAAATTACTATTACTTTAAATGGGCATAGTATTTCGAATGGAGACAACGTAAGAATGACCTTTGATCAGTCTTTCGAGGGCCCAATAGTTGCCGCTTCTTTATTCGGCAAGGTTACAAGTGTTACAACCAATACACTCAATGTCGAATTATATGGAGGAAATTATAAAACAACTGGTGAAGTTCCATTAGGAAGTAATCAAACAGCACTAACATTCGATAATGTTGTTTTGCAGTCAATTGGAACAAATACTATCGTACAAAGCGGCAACGAAATTAATTTACAACTTTACTCAAAAACTAATTTTACCCCAAACAGATTAAAAGATGAAACTCTAAAAGCTACATGGTCAGTAGCTCATGGACTAGTCAAAAACGAACACTGTACACTTATAACAGATGGTAGGGAAGACTTTGACATCCAACAGTCTGCATATGTTCTTGATCCAGATCCCGATCAAGATGGCTTAAGTGTTATACTTGTATATGGCCGCAAAATTCAACAATTTGATTTTTCTTCATTTACTGCATTTGGTAGTGACAATTGGACTCTTCATAAAGGGTCTATCGATGGCATTCATTTTGAAACTGTCGGAGATAATCTTTTTTCTTTTAATGCTAATAATGTAGGCGAATACAACTCTTATCAAATTGGCCCTGGTTCACAAGTAGATGCTGATTGTATTTCTATCGGAAAAAATGTTTATAATAAAGACGCTTCTACAATTAAGATTGGCTATGATAATGAAATGCTTAATATTAAATCTGACGGTATCGATGTTGAAGGAAATATTACAGCAAGCGGCACTATAGAGGCATCCACTGTGTATGGCTCCATATATCCTATATGGGCTGAAGAAGCAGATGATATAGGTAACAATTCCAACGAATGGTCCTTTGGTAATGGTGATAACACCCCTGCTTCACAAGGTATACCAATTGGATTTAAATCAAAACTATTAAAAATATCTGTTAATGTAGAATTGAATGGTGGCCCAACAACCGAAGACGTCGAAATAGAGGTATATAAAAACGGATCTTCTACAAGTGCTAAGGGTGTAGTAGATAGCGGGTTATCTTCGTCTGATTCTAAAAAATCACAGGTAACAGATGTTTCATCTTTAAATATAACATTTGATGAAAATGATATAATTAATTTTAAAACTATTAAAGATGGAAATATTAGCGTTACTAGCAGTAGAGTTTGCGCTTGGCTGCAAATAATATTATAATTAATAAATTTTTTGTGTAAACAGTATTTAACTAATGACAGATAACGACGATAGACTAACACGGATAGAAGAAAAGGTTGATAAATTGTCAGACGCAATCGTTTCTATTGCCCGAGCTGAAGAAAAAATCATTCAATTAGGTACCCTTACAGACGTTTTATTTAAAAAAATAGAGGGCATGAATGATAAGATGATTGAAATGGAAAAATCCGTAGCCGAAACAAAAGCTTTTATGAATACTTTTAGTAAAGTTTCTTGGGTTTTTATAAGTGGTATGTTAACAGCCCTGGCTGGTATTATAGCTTATAATATGTGGGGATAATTTTTTTTAAAAGTGTAATATAGTATATAATTATGGAATTAGATTTTTCAAAACAAATCATAGCTGGGAGACCAGGCCCCAAAAGCGACGCGCAAACACCCGCCGAACCTCATGAAAGAAAGAAGGGCTCTTCTGTAAATGAGCCAGGTTCCGCTGCTGGGGCAATTACCTTTAGTGAAAAAGTTACAACAGCTTTAAAAAATAAAGTTAAACAACATAACGAAAAACATTCTAAAAAAGTAACACTAGGAATGTTAAAAAAAGTATATCGTAGAGGTGCTGGTGCTTTTTCTAGTTCACATAGACCTGGCCAAAATAGAGGAAGTTGGGCTATGGCTCGCGTAAACATGTTTTTAAAAATGATGCGCGGTGGTAAAGTTAAGAAATCTTACAGAGCCGCAGATCAAGATATAGCAAAAGCTTCAGAAGAAGAATTAAATATACTATCTATTGAATCTAAATACGATGATTTTGAAAATATAGATTTCACTTTATCTAAAATAGATCTTATAAAATCTGGAATCACAGATACAGAAATGCTTATCTATTCCGAATCAAGAGATTGGGAATTAGAATCAGAAGCGGAAAAAAAAACTTTAAATAAACCATTCAGACTTAAGGGCGACAAGAAAAAATTTGGAGTTTATGTAAAAAACGACAAAGGTAATACTGTAATGGTAAAATTTGGCGATCCAAATATGGATATCAAAAGAGATGATCCAGAGCGTCGAAAATCTTTTAGGGCCCGTCATCAATGCGATACAAATCCAGGTCCCAAATATAAAGCAAGATATTGGTCTTGCAGAATGTGGGAAAGCGGCAAGAGCGTTACTCAAATGTTGGCATCCGATGAATCTTTACTAAAAATTAATCCACAACTCTCAGAGGTTGAACAAATAGAAGAATAATAAATTTAAGATGACTGGTCATTTTGCCACGGGTTCTACATTATATCAAGAATTTTTGGCGGAAAAAGAAGAAATCCTAAGGCATAAATGGCTAGAGTCAGAAAAAGCTGGCGAAGATATAGGATTTGATAGGGCTTTAATGTCTTGGATTACTGGTTACAGAACAGAGTGGAAATCACATAGACGTGATTTAAAATAAAATCCAATGGAACAATTTCTAGGTTTAGTGTATACCGTATGTTTTAGTACTTGCATTTGGCCCCAAATAATTAAAAGCGTAAAAACAAAAAAAGTAGAAGATGTTAGTATTTCTCTTTTTATACTTTCTGTTATTGGTTATGTATCTGCCATATCCTATACGATACTAAGAGTAGGTTTTGACTTTTGGTGGTTGATAAATTATTGTTTGAGTTTATTATCAGCTATAATCATGATTATATTGTGGTTTAATTATAAAAAATAAATATGAAAAAAGCAATAGTAACAGGGGTAACTGGACAAGTCGGCTCATACATGGCAGATTTTCTTCTTAAATTTACAAACCTAGAGGTTTATGGAGCAATCAGAAGGCTGAGTGTCCCTAATCATAAGAATATAGAAAAAGCTAAACTAGATCCAAGATTCAAGCTAATTGAAATGGATCTGACTGATGAACATAGTATGTTCACGACAATTCAAGAAATCAAACCAGATTACTTTATAAATTTTGCTGCCAACTCTTTTGTTGGCAACAGCTGGCACATGCCAGCAAATCACTTTGACGTAAATGCTTTAGGCGTTATGCGACAACTAGAAGCTATTCGTAAGATCTGTCCCGATTGTAAATATTATAATGCTGGATCATCAGAAGAGTTTGGTGACGTTATGTATAGCCCACAAGATCTGAAACACCCACCAAGACCAAGAAGCCCATATGGAGCATCTAAAGTTGCTGCTAGGCAAATTGTAAAGGTGTGGCGAGATTCTTACAACTTATTTGCAGTTCAAGGATACCTATTTAATCACGAATCAGAGCGTCGTGGCGAAGAGTTTGTTACCAGAAAAATTTCTATGAATGTAGCTAGAATTAAAAAAGAGATAGAAAAAAATGTCAAAGGAGATACTTTTGAAATTAAACCTCTTGAATTAGGTAATCTAGACGCTAAACGTGATTGGAGTCATGCAAAAGATTTTGTTAGGGCTGTTTGGTTAATGTTGCAAGAAGATAAACCAAAAGATTATTTATTGGCTTCGGGAGAAACACATACAGTTAGAGAATTTGTTGAACTTGCTTTTAAACATGCAAATATAGGTGGTAATTATAACCCATCTGATTATAAATGGAGAGGCTCTGGCACAGACGAAGCATTATATTTTGGAACTATACCTATTGTAAAAATTAATAAAGAATTTTATAGACCAGCGGAAGTTGAATTATTGCTTGGAGACCCTTCGGAGGCTCAAAAAGACCTACATTGGGAAAAAAGTGTTGACTTTTCTACATTAGTCTGTAGGATGGTTGATAATGACATCGAAGAAATTAACGCCACATAAGAAAAGACAATCTATAATTAGTAGACTTGTCAATGTGCCAGAAAGCCAAAAGAGATTTTTTTGGGCCAGAGAAATGAAGCTTCTTAAAGATTTAGAAGTTCGATATTCTCTTGATTTCTTACAAATTGTTACTTTTCCTAAGAAATACGATAGCCTTGCATACATAGTATCAAAAGCGCTTAAAGAGACAATGGATAGAAAATGGCGCAATTTTAACTTTAAAGTTGACTTATCAAAATATGATCCATTTATTTTAGGAGAAAAAACTGGAAAAGATTATATTCCCGATGATAATAAACCAAAAAATACAAAAGATTTATTAAAATGAGTGATAAAGATTCAGAAATACTAGAAAGGTTCCTAAAAGATAAAAAAGGACATCATTATAACTTCGAAGAGTCAATTGACTATAAAGCATCAAGTGGGTCACTCCAACTTGATTTAAATTTAAATGGCGGATTTGGACCAGGTTTACACAGATTTGTCGGCATGAATGAAGGTGGTAAAACTTCTGCAGCGTTAGAAGTAATGAAAAATATGTTAAATACCCAAAACGACGCTAAAGGTTTCTATATCAAAGCGGAGGGTCGTTTATCTAATGAAATGGTAGCTCGTTCTGGTGTTAAATTCGTGTACGATGCTAAAGAATGGGTTGCAGGCACTTGTTTTGTGTTTGAAAGTAATATCTACGAGGTGGTTGTTGATGCAATCAAAACACTAGTAGAGCAAAACGAAGATAAATATAAGTATTGTTTTATACTAGATTCTGTAGATGGACTGATATCTCAACAGGATATAGATAAATCTTTTTATGATTCTAATAAAGTGGCAGGTGGCGCAGTTATCGCAGCTAACTTTATGAAGAGAATGTCTATATCTCTCGCAAAAAGGGGTCATATGGCTATTTTCATTAGCCAAGTGAGGGCAGACATCAAGTTAGACCCCTACTCAAAGGCTCCGATACGTCAGACGTCAGCAACAGGTGGTAACGCACTCTTGCACTTTGCAAACTACATTATTGAATTTGAGCCTCGATTCAAGTCTGATATGATTTTACAAGACCCAGCGAAAAAACAACCAGACCCCAAGACTAATCCTATAATTGGGCATTGGGCTAAAGCTACAATTAAGAAATCTCCAAATGAAAAGACAAACAATACTATTCCATATCCTATTAGATATGGTAGAACTGGAGGCAAGTCCGTTTGGGTAGAGAAGGAGCTTGTCGATCTATTGTATATGTGGGAGTTTGTCACCAAAAAAGGCGCTTGGATTACTATTGGAGAAGAGCTTAAAGAACTTGTGGTTGATGTTGTACAAGATTTACCAGAAAAAGTTCAAGGAGAGGCTAATCTATTTAAAATGATAGAAGAAAATGAAGCCCTATCTACATTTTTAATAAATTATTTTAAATCCAATATTGGTGAACTTTAAAACTCTATACGGTAAAGAAAAACCTCTTAGAAATCCACATAAATACAAAATAAAGTGGAACGGAAAATGCCGTAGTAAATTTCAAGCAGAAGTTAGAAAATATTTATATAAATATTGGAAATATGATGCCGTATATGAAGAATTTAAAGTCGTTGGGACTCAACTTTCTTTAGATTTTTACAATCATAATAAAAAAATAGCAATAGAGGTTCAAGGTGCTCAACATCTTAAGTTTGTTAAGCATTTTCATAAGACCAGGGCAAACTTTGTTCGTCAAATAAGAAGAGATAACAAAAAAATAGAGTTTTGTGAGCTAAATAACATAAAATTAATAGAAATTTATCCAGATGACGAATTATCTCAAGAATATTTCGAAAAGCTTTTAGGGTAGGTGTAAATGATATTATGGCGGAACCAAAATTTAAAAAATTCATGTTGCCCGAAAAGCTGACTAATCAATTATATGAACTAACTGGCTCCAAAAATGCATATAAAGGTTATATAATAGCTTATTGTGGGGAAGACGGAACCCCAGTAATATATTCTAGCTGTGATACTCAAATTACAGAAGCTGGACTTATGAGATGTTTAGAAGGATATATAGCTGAACAGGTTGGAAACGGAATGGAAGTTGAGCCAGAGGATTAATAAACTTGACAAATTAAATCGTCTATGTATCATGGGTTAAATGATATATAGTCTAGAGATAGAAAAACAAGTACTAGCGGCCTTTATACAAAAACCAAAATCATTAGTCAGCTTCATACATCTTATTAGCGAATCTGATTTTCATGATGGGTCTCTTTTGCATAGAACCCTTTTTGCGGTTTTAAAAAAAGCTTGCCAACAAGACGAATCTATTGATGAAATTGTTTTAGTTCAAAGAATAAAAGACCTTGGAATTAAATTTGAAGAAGATATTTCTCTTATTGATTATGTTAGATCTTTATCAATGCGAAAAATATATTCTAAAGAAAAGGTTGAATCATCTATTAAAGAATTAAAAAAGTATAGCGTCAGAAGGGAGATAGGTAAGACGGCTCAAAAAATTGCCGACTCTATGAAAAACATATCTCCAGATGTTTCTTACTTAAATATTATAGAATCTGCAGATCAGATATATAATGAAAAAATTAATTTATTCGAAGTGGGCGATGATATTCCTCAAAACATCTACGAAGAAATGGAAAGTTTTATAGAAGAGCGCGGCAATAATCCAGTCGACGAGTTTGGAATGATGGGGCCTCATGAAAAGATAAATGATATTTATGGCTCTTTGTTGAGGCCAGGAAATATAACCGTTATCGTAGCTAGGTCTGGTGTAGGTAAAACTCAGTTTTGTATGGACTACGCCACAAAAGTTTCTTCTCAATACAATGTTCCAGTATTACATTTTGATAATGGAGAAATGAGCAAAGAGGAGCTAATTATTCGTCAGTGTGCCGCTTTATCTGGCGTTCCAGCTTATCTATTAGAAAGTGGAAAATGGAGACAAGCTGGTCAAAATACAGTAGATAAAGTTCGTTCGGTTTGGTCTAAGGTTAAGAAACTTAAATTTTATTACTACAATGTCGGCGGTATGGACGTTGATTCTATGATAAATACTTTAAAAAGATTTTATTACTCAAAAGTAGGACGCGGCAACAATATGGTTTTTTCTTTTGATTATATTAAAACATCATCTGATGGGATTACTGGAAATAAAAATGAATGGCAGCTTGTTGGAGAAATGGTTGATAAGTTTAAAAAATGTATTCAAAAAGAAATAGTAGAAGACGGATCTCCAGTTGTTCCAATGATAACCTCTGTTCAATCAAACCGTAGCGGTATCACTACGAATCGAAATGCTCAAAATATTATAGATGACGAATCTATAGTTTCTTTATCTGACCGCATCACGCAGTTTTGTTCTCACATGTTTATATTAAGATCAAAAACAAATGATGAAATTGCAGAAGAGGGTAATCAGTTCGGGACGCATAAATTAATTAATGTTAAAGCTAGACACTTAGGTCGAGATATTGCTGGTGCCTGTGAACCAGTTCAAGTAGATGATAACCTTAGAAAAAACTTTATTAATTTAGAGTTTAAAAATTTTAATATAACCGAGCATGGAGATTTAAGAGATATCGTTACATTTAGAAATACTGGAGGAGATTTAATCTCTACAGAAACACAAACCCTTCCATCTTTTGAGGACCTATAATGAATTCATATCAACAATCCTTAGAGAAGCTGGGATATAACCTACAAGACTGCGGTAATCATTGGCGCAGTAGAGCCATTTATAGGAATGGAAAAACAAATACTTCTCTTATAATATATAAAGATAGTGGGGTTTGGAAAGATTTCGGCTTAGACAATCAAGCCAAGCCATTTACGGCATTAGTTAAGGAAACACTTAAAACAGAAGATTTTAAAGTATTAAAGCAATATTATCCAGATACCCAAGAAACATATATTGTAAATAAACCCAAAGAAGAAAAGATAGAAATGGAAAAAATATATCCAATTTCATATTTAGATAAACTTTTGCCAATGAGAACATTCTATGAAAAGAGGGGAATATCAGAAGGAACACAAAAAATATTTCAATGTGGTTATGCTGGCGGTGGTAAAATGTATAGGCGTATAGTTTTTCCTATTTATGATTTAGATAACCAAATACACGGATTCTCTGGTAGGACAGTGATAGAAGGGGACAATATTCCCAAATGGAAACATATGGGTCGCAAAACAAATTGGGTTTATCCAAATCATCTTGCTCATGAATATATAGATAAATCTGGAGAAGTTATTTTAGTAGAAAGTATTGGCGACTGCATGGCTCTTTATGAAGCTGGTTTTAAAAATGTATTAATGCTCGCTGGATTAGATATTTCCAATAAAATGATTTCATACTTAAATGCGTTTAACTTAGAACGTATTATTATTTCAACAAATAATGATAAAACAAAAGAAGTAAACTCTGGAGCTTTAGCTTCGGTTAAGATTGCTTCTAAGCTATCGACTGTATTTGATCTTTCCTTAATAAAAATTAATCCTCCCGTAAATAACGATTTTGGGGAGATGTTAGAGCGCGATACTGGTATGCTAAATAATTTTAAACAATGGTATCAACGAAAAGATAAGTGGTGCATTCTTGATCAAAAATTTCAAGAATATATTTTAAAACAAATAAATCAAAATGATCAACTTAAGAAAAATGTGCACTGCAAAAAATTAATTAAAATTTTAAAAATAAATGCAAGTTAAACTATCAGCTAGTCGCATAAAAACTGCACAAGCTTGTAGTTGGATATACTGGAACAAGTATAAGCAAAATTTACCAGACGCAAACAATGACGGAGCGCGTCGGGGAACAGTTTGCCACAACGCATTTGAATTTTTATCCAAACAAAAAACAAAAACACACTTTAATAAAATTATAAAATCTAAAGATCCCTTTGCATCTAAAGCGTTAAAAGATTTAATCATGTCGGACGCTTCAGAGCTTGGGGTTACCGACGATGACAATATGAATCTTATTAAGGAGATGATTCTTAACGGTCTTAATTGTAACTTTCATGGAGAAGATTTAGGCATACCAGACGAAGCTCATGCTGAGTTAGATTTTGACATAGAACAAAATGGTTATCACATTCGTGGATTTATTGATCAACTGTTTCTGTATAAAGATAAAAAGATTGCGATTATTCGCGACTACAAGACTAGTAAGAAAATGTTTGAAGGAAAAGAAAAAGAAGACAACCTTCAAGATTATATGTATTCTCTTGCGGTCAAAACTCTTTTTCCAGAATATGTAAATAGAACTTCTGAATTTTTGTTTTTAAAATTTAATTTAAAAAAAGACGGCTTGATGAAAATGAAGCCAATTGATGAAGACGACCTAGAAGGTTTCGAGTTACAGCTTGCATCAATTCAAGATTATCTAGAAAACTTTGATAAAAAAGATGCTGTATCAAATTTTGCTATAGATAAAGGTTTTCCAGAAGACGGTTCTTTTGGTGGTAAACTGCAATGCGGGTTCGCTACAGAAAAAGGGCAGCTAAAGAAAGACGGATCGCTGATGTGGCATTGTCCTTATAAGTTTGACTTTTGGCACGTAAAGATTTTAGATAAAGATGGAGAGTTTCACTCTTCTTGTTTTCAAGAAGACTTTAAGAAAGATATGGTTCCAGAAGGTGGCAGTCACGAAATTAAATATTATGAAGGTTGCCCAAAGCATTTAAAATGAAAAAATATACTATAACAAAATCCCAACTACGCAGAGCTAAAAGTCTTTTTGATTTTAAGGAATTAAATAACAGCATTACCAAAGGCAAAGGCAATCTTGCTGGAGCTGTTGGTGAAATTATTGTGAAAGATGCGTACGGTGGCAAAGGCGAAAACACCTACGATTATGATACTGTTATAGAAAACTATAAAGTAGATATA